ACCCGGGTGATTGCACCTGTAACGCCTTAATTCTGATTTGGCAGCTTAATTGCTGCCTTATTTTTGGAGAAACAAAATGGCTCTTGAAGTCAATATTCAAAGAAATAAAGACGTCAGTTTGTGGCGCGAATATAAAGATGCTGAAGGCAATGTATTAGCTGAGTTCAAGATTCGGGGAATTAGTTATAAGCCTTACCAAGTCGCATTAGAGCGGGTAAACAATCAAATTACTTCCAAAGGGTTTGATGTAGCCTTGGCCTCTAAAGAAGACAAACTCTATCATGAGCTTTTACTTGAAGCTGCTGCATGCCATCTCATTGAAGACTGGAAAGGCGTGGTATTCGTAGAAGTGAATGCTGATGATGAGCAAGTAAAAACGGAACCGCCTTACAATGCTGAAAATGCTACAAAGCTGCTAAACATGGGTGATTTAGGTATTTCGATCTGGTCCTTCATTCGCAAAGAGTCAGAAAAAATGCAGAAAGATGCTGATGCATATAAGGATGAAGTTGTGGGAAAGTCACAAACCTCTACAACTACGCCAACAAGTTCGCGGGCCTCACGGACCACGAAAAAAAGCAAAGAGAAGCGCTCGGCGTAAAACTACCTGATCCTCCTGAATACTCTTACACTGCCAATACCATTCTTTCAGCTTACAACACCATTGCTCGTTCTAGACGCTACGAGCAGGGTGTTCCATTGGCAATAGATATAGCTGCGATCAATTCTTACGTAGAGCAGTACGACTTACCGGTTGAGCGATTCATATTTAATGACTGTATCTTTACGCTGGATAACTTGTTCTTGGATGAGGCGCATAAGAAGGCAAATGAAAAACCAAAAGTTAAATAGTGTGTTTGCTGCTATTTAATTGACCAATAACAAAATATTAAACATACTACCCTGTATATTTAAAAGGTAAGCGACAGTTGAAGTCGCATTGATTTTAATAATATGGGGTAGTTGTGGATAATATAGAATTATTGCCTAGTGATGATGAAACTATGCTAACCGTTAATATAAAGAACAAAGCCCCCGTAGATCTGATTGACTTTGCTCAAAGTATGATTAGTTTAGGTGCTGAGTATTCTGACTATATTGCGGAGTCAAATAATCATTTGGTTTCTGATGAAATCAAACTTTATATTAAAGAAATCAGACCTGGTTCAATTATTACTGAGCTAGTAGCTCTTGCGCCTGCTCTTATGCCATTTGCTGAGCATGCAAATACAGTTATAGATTTCACTAGCCACATGAAAGCGTGTATTGATTTCTTAAAAGGGGTAGGTAATAAGCCTGATAATTTGGATAAGCAAACTTTAAATAGAGTTTCCAAATTTGTAGAGCCCATTGCAAAAGATAGTGGTTCAATTCTGCAAGTTGATGCTTCTAATAATACTGGAACAATTACGATTAATATTAATAGTTTGGAAGCTAACGCTATCCAAAATAAAGCATCAAAAGAAATTGAAAAGTTAAAAGAGCCAATCGTTGGTTTACATACGAAAGTTGTTCTCTATTGGACACAGACTCGTTCTGACAATAGAAAGGGCTATAAAGGTGTTATAGAAAGTATTTCAAACAAAGAAGTAAAAGTACTTTTTGATAATGACGAAATACAACATGAAATGATTCATGGAGAAGAGCAAATATACGAAAAAGCCTATTTAGTTGATGTTAAGGTGGAGACTATGAAGGATCAGCCAGTGGCTTATAAAATTATGAAATTTCATGAACCAATTGATTTGCCAGAAGCAGATTAACCACCTCTGGGTGGTTTTTACTTTTCTGAACTGTTAAATTTTAACAATATTAATAATGGTTAGAGTCATGAAAAAATTAATTTTATTGAGCCTTATGATTTCATTAAGTGGCTGTGTTACTCCAGTAACTCAAATGATGAATAATAAATTTAGTGATATTGTGCCAACTAAGCCGCAGGCTACAGGCATTTGGACAACTTCTGTTGGTCCAGGACTTTCTACAATTAAGCTGAGCGAAGACGGCAATGGGGTTCTTTGTGAAGACACAAGTGGGTATATTAACCTCAACAAACTAAAGTACTCAAATGGGCAGCTCTATTCTCAAAATGGAATGGTCTTAAAAGTTATTTCCCTTAACCAAGATGTTTTACAAGCAAAAACAACATTGTCTGCATTTAATATTGATATGGTTTATAAAAAAGATAGTGACCTAAAAGCTGCATCACTTAAATGCGCTAAAGAAATATAGATTCAACTAAACCAATAGCCCGCCTTGAGCGGGTTTTTTATTGCCTAGAGGAAAGTAAGATGGCTCAAGAATCACGTCTCGTCATTGTAATTGATGCTAAAAATGCAGAGCGTAATGCACGTAATCTAGGCAATGAATTAAATAGCATTGAACGTAAAGGTGACTTTGCGACTAAGTCAATGGACAACCTTTCGGCATCAACGCGAGCACTGGCTGGCTATATGGCAGGACTTGTTACTGTAAGTGCTGCTATCTCAAAAATGGATACATATACTGGTCTTCAAAATCGTCTTAAGTTAGTAACCAATAATCAAACTGAGTTAAATAAGCAACTGAAGATACTTTTAGAATTGCGCAAAAGACATATTCAGCTTGGGATTCTGTTTTGCAGGTTTATCAGCGCTTTAGCGATAATGCCAAAACCCTAAACCTTACTATGGATGATACTGCTCGCTTAACTGAAACTGTATCGAAAGCGGTGGCAATTAGTGGTGCAAGTGCACAAGCTGCGGATGCAGCATTGGTACAGTTTGGACAGGCATTAGCAAGCGGAACCCTTAGAGGTGAAGAACTTAACTCTGTAATGGAGCAAACGCCAGCATTGGCGAAAGCGATTGCGCAGGGTATGGGTATTTCAGTTGGCCAATTGAGAACGGTTGCGGCTGAAGGAAAGATTACCTCGCAGGAAATCGTCAAAGCACTTAACAATGTTCAAAAAGATGTTGACGCGATGTTTGCCAAAACAAACATTACTGTCAGCCAGTCTTTAACCCTTTTAAGCAATGAGATTACTAAATTTGTTGGCGAGTCAGGCAAAGGATCTGGTGCTGCACAAGCATTATCAGGTTCTATCCAGACACTTGCAGGGAACCTAGATACATTAACAACCGCAATGATGCTTGGTGGCGCTTATTGGCTGGGGACTTATATCCCTGCAATTTATGCATCTGGTGTTGCAGTCGCAGCAAAAACTAAAGAATTGGCTGCACAAACTGTTGCTCAATACACTGCAATTCAAGCTGAAAGAACCGCAGCAGCCCAACAAGTTATTAGTACACAAACTCTTGTTGCCAATACACAAGTAACTTTGGCAGCAATAGCTGCTGAGAAAGCATTGGAGGTTCAACGCCTTAAATCTCAGATTTCTGAAAAAGGCAGAACAGCCACAATTACTCGAATGGCTGAACTCAAAAAGATTGAGGCTCAAGTCACGCGTGAATTAGCATTAGCAGAAGAAGCCCTAGCAGTAGCTCAATCAAGATCAGCCGCAGCTGGGGCTGCAAGTGTTGGAATTGGAGCACGACTTCTAGGGGTTCTTGGTGGACCTGTAGGCATTGGTATTACGGTAGCTAGCTTAGCCGCTGGCTATTTGTTAATGCGAGACAACACAGCGGAAGCTAATAAAAAACTTGAAGAACAGGCTCGAGTTGCAGAAAAAACGGATGAGGCATTAAAGAAATTAGCTGGCAACGATAAAGCAAAGGCAGTTAATGATTTAACAGCAGCATTTAATGCCCAGAACGAAGCATTAAGTAAGTCGTCCCTTGCTGTAGGGGCTGCATTAATTGATATAGAAAACTATGCGCGTGGCAATTGGGAAGTTGAAAAAATTTCTCAAGAGGCTCGTAAAGGAACTATCAGCTACACAGAAGCCATAGAGCGCTTAAATAAAATTAAGTTACCTACAGATCTATATGAAAACCTTAAAAAGCAAGCTGTGCAGTATGACCAAAATTCAGTTAAAGCAGCACAATCTGCTGAGAAATTAAAAATCTTCGGCATTGAAGTGACATTAACAGGTAATAAAGCTCAGAATGCAGCGGCTCAGCATCAACAGCAAGCGAATGCTTTAGGAAATACGGCTAGTGAAGCTGAAAAGGCGACAAAGGCTTTACAGGAGTATCAATCTAAGCAAAAAGATAATGTTATAGATTCTATCTACAAATCAGGATGGCTCGATAAAGGGTATTCTGTTGCTCAAGCTAATGCCATTTTAGAGTTGCAAAAAGCCAAAGGTATGAGTGCAATCTTAAGTAAAGATGAAATAGATAGTGCTCTGAGAAATCTAAAAATCATGGAAGCTCAACAGGAGCGAGAAGATAAATTAACGGAAGCTAAGCGTAAGCAGACGCAAGAACTGGAGAAACAGCAAAAAGTACTCAGCATTAATGCAAAAGTTCAAGCTAATGCAGCAAAGTACAATTTTTCTGACATTGAGTCTAAGTACAACTTGCCTGCTGGGACCTTATCTGCAATTCATATGATTGAGTCACGAGGTAATGCTAGAGCTTACAATAAGTCCACAGGAGCGGCAGGTGGCTTCCAATTCCTTGAAGGTACAGCAAAGCAATATGGTGTAAAAGACCGTTATGACTTAGCTCAGTCTGCTGAAGGCGCGGGTAAGTACATGTCTTACCTTTTAAAACTTTTCAAAGGAGATTTAGAAAAAGCTGTCCGTGCCTATCATGCGGGTGAAGGTAACGTTCAAAAAGGTAAAGGTATTGGTAAATATAACAACCAATACTGGAAAGACTTTATGGGCTATGTGGCTGGTGCTAATGGCTACAGTGCAGGTGACATTTCCTCTAAAGACTTTGACAAACTTCTTCAGGACACAACGAACTTAGCTAAAGAGCAGGCAAAAATACGTCTTCAGCTTGAGAATGATGTTGCCAATGAAGTAACTAAGATTAGGAATGATCTTGCTAAGAAGCTGGAAGATGTTGATAAGGCTAACTTTATACCTGAACGTAAGGCTGAAATCACAGCACAACTAAAAGCGCGTGCTGATAATGATATTGCAATAGCCCAGCA